AGCCAGAGAGCGAGATGGCAGCGGTGCGTGACGCCAAGGTGCTGATCGCCAAGGTGCGAGAAGACGTCGAGGCGATGTGGGGCGATTCGCCAGAGCTACAGAAACTCTACGGCGATGTCGGCACTGACGCCGTGGAATCGTTCGCACGCCTGTGGTTCGAGAGCATGGCAAACCGCACTTGGATGCGTGCGGCGTGCCGAGAAGCCCGGAAGACTTGACAGAGTTGGCAGACTCGCTGCATGGGCGAGGTACAGCGGTCCCTACTGGGCGACGACGAATTGCCACCGGCGAAGGGCAAAAAGCGTCGCATGCCGGAACGTCTCTCGCCGCAGCTGCGGAAGTGGTTGACGCAACTCGCTCGCGTCGGTGCCCGCATCACTTGGACGATCGAACTGCTCTACGATCCACGCAAAGGTGGGCAGGGTGAACTGTGCGACAGAGCCAAGGCTGGCGATCACACGCTAGTCCTCGACACGGTGCGTGAGGTTGAGCACCGAGCCGCGTCGCTCGCAGAGGACATCGAAGTGTTCATGACGCCACCGGATAAGCTGCCGTCCGAGCCGGGCAGCAAGGCACGGGTCGAGGCGATGGCGAGAAGGCAGCTGGCGAAGATGCACCTGTTTGATGGCTAGGCGAGGCGGGCCAGCAGCGAGCGGAGCGTGGCGGCAGTCTCGTCATCCGGCACATACGCAGTCCGCAGCCGCGCCTCGGCGCGATAGATCGCCTCCCGCTCCTCGTTGGTGAGCGTGGGCGAGCGGTAGAGAGGTTCCGCGTCGGCGGGTTCGATAGGCTGCAACCTATCAAATTGCCGCAGCCGCTCGATCTCCTGACACGCTTCCTCCATCAAATCGCTAGTGCCGGGGATGTGGACAAATCGCAACTTGCGAATGCGTTCAACGATGTCATTCATGCGTTCCACTTTCTGGAATCTGGAATCATTCCACCAACCCCGGCGTTTCGTGGATCAACGTGCGTATGTGCTCAAGGTGCTCTCTCGTCTCCGCTGACGGCGAGCCGTGCTTGAGGATTCCTCGGCAATACTGGTCGATGTCCCACAGGCACGACTTCGCATCGCTGCCCTGGCGGGCGGCGTCGAACTCGGCTTGCTCGTCAGGCAATCGGAAGCGGAGGGTGGCGTGGGGCATTTTCCAGATTCCAGAATATGGAACGCCACCCGGCTGGGTAGGCGACACGGGTTATATGTCCGCTGCCGGCCAGCCGGGCGACGTCACGGGCAGTGTGGCAGGGGCGTCAAGCAGCGTTGTTCTCTGGCGGCTTTTCGTCGCTCGCAGGCGGGGCGTCGGCGGGCTTCTCTGGCGGCTGCTCGCTGGCCGGCGGCTTTGGCGTCGTCAGGTCAAGCGGTGGCAGCAGGTCAATCGCCGTCTGTTTCGGCTTGGCAATCGTGACGTCGATGTAGTGGGCTTTTGTGATGGCAGGATTGGAATGATCAAGCAGTTGCGTTGCCGCAGCGTCGCCGCCAGCCAGTGCCATGTAGCTGGCGGCTGACTTACGCAGACCGTGGAAGCCCCTATTGGTGACGCCTGACCGCTTGCAGAGCAGCCCGAAGTGGTGCCAGAGCGTTGACTTGTCAGCGGTCCACGGCCAGACAAGGTCGTCAGGCTTGCCTCGTATCTGCTCTAGCCACTTGCACTGATCCTCTGAGATCGTCCGCAGGATGTCGCGGGTCGCGCCCTTCCGACCCTCGGCTGGGAAGATGACGATTCGCTGCGTAGTGTCGACGTCACGCCAGCGAAGTGCCAGATGCGAACCGATCCGTTCGGCGGTCTCCCAGCACGACCGGATCAGCGGCGGAAAGAAAAGGTGCGGCGGCAGCGTGGTTGGCTTTATACGGGGCCGTCGCTGCAAAGCCTGCCGCAGGAGGGCTGAGACCTCATCGACCGTGTAGCCTCGCGGTATGCGTCCTGGTGCCCGTATCTGGGCAAGCGTTGGGAACTGGTCCACGTATCTTCGCTTGGCACAGTAGGACCACAGGGCAGAAATCTGGTTTCGGTCCTTTCTGGCCGTGGCGGCTGACCGCACGGCTCGCCGGCTGGCAACGTAGGTCTGAACCACCAGCGGGTCGAGGTGCTCGGTTGTCGGCTCCGTTTTGAGCTGGTCTGCCCAGCGAGCAAACGTCAGCCGGTATTGCCGCCTGCACTGGTCGGAATGTGCCCGCAGCACTGCGTACTCGTTTTCGTAGATGTCCCGTAGTATTCTGGTCATTTCGATTCTCCATCGCGTGAGGTTACTGAGTTGACGTATACTAATGTACAGAACCCAAACGAGCTATCCTCCACTTGAGTTTGGGTTATTTGAGTTTTGTACACCCAAACAAAGGTAGAGCCGTGACGGTGCCTCGGGCAAATTGGGCGGTTTTTAGGCGGGAAACGCTTGACTCGGCTAACGCAGCCGTTAGTATCGGGGCATGGTTGTGGCATCACCCGACGAATCGTGGCTCACCGTCTCCGAGGCAGCAAAACAAGCTGGCTGCACCGAGGGCTGGGTGCGCCTGCTGCTTGGTGACGGTCGGCTAAAAGGCTGGAAGGCTGGCGAGCGAGCCTGGCTGATCCACAAGACGGACGTCGAGACGCTCAAAAGCTCCCTGACGACCCGGTCTGTCGGCAGGCGGGACGCCAAGCCAGCGACCCCGCAAAAGCGGAAAACCCGCAAGAAATAGGGGCTTTTCAGGAATTCCGAAAAAAATTCCTCATCCCCCTTGCAAGCAACTAACGATACCGCTAGTATGGGAAGCGTCAGGCACATGAGACCTGACGCAACGCCAACGGGAGACGAAACGATGAAGACCTCGACCAAGACCGCCGCAGCCAAGTTTGCCGCCGCCGCCCGCGAGGCTGGCTGGAAGATCAGCAGCCGCGAGAACGTCGTCACGATCACCAAGCACTTCACGCCAAACAGCCGCGACGAGTTCGTAAAGCTCGACGGCGAATACTACGGCATTCTGTCGCTCGTCAAATCTCGTGGCGGCAGCATGTGGGGCACGGACGGCTCTGGTGTCGGCGGCTACTCGGCCATGCTGCACGGCTGCTTCACGATGAACATCAGCGGAGTCAGTCAAGCGTTCATCGCCGCTCTCTGACACCACCACGCCCGCCGGCAACTGGGCCGGCGGGCAACACGACCACGATACGCAGGAACAAGACAATGACAGCCCTTGAAAACGCACAGCGACTCGCAGCCACCGTAGGCGTCAAGCAGTTCTGGACGATCCAGCAGGACGCTGGCGTCTCGTACATCGTCAGCGATCCGGTGGCCCAGCTTGCAGCCGCTAGGAGCCGCTACATGGTCACGGACGACGACGCCATTGACCTTGCCCGCAAGGCTGGCGTGACGTGCGAGGACGACGGCAGGATCGCTTGACGAACTCTCCACACTGCAAGGATGCAGAAGATGACATTCGGCTCTCTATTCTCTGGGATTGGCGGCTTTGACCTCGGGCTTGAGCGTGCTGGCATGGAGTGCCGGTGGCAAGTGGAGGTTGACCAATACGCACAGGACGTGCTGGCACGTCACTGGCCCGGCGTCACCCGTTGGGGCGACGTCGCCACTTTCCCGCCAGACGACGGGTTGCATTGGTCTGCTGACGTTATCTGCGCTGGCCCGCCGTGCCAGCCGGTGAGCATTGCAGGAAAACGCAAGGGGGCAGGCGATGACCGATGGATGTGGGGCGAATGTTTACGAGTTGTTGCGACTCTCAAGCCAGCAATGTTTGTGGCTGAGAATCCCACCGGACTTCTATACGATGATGGAGGGCGCACGTTTGGCGCAATCATCGCGGCGCTGGGGGCGGTCGGGTACGAGTGCGAGTGGCACATCGTGTCAGCTGCGGATTGCGGTGCCCCACACCGAAGGGAGCGAGTCTGGTTGGTGGCAAGGCAGGACAGCCGCATGGATAAGGTGCGACAGCTGCGAGGACTACATCTGCACGATACACAGGACGCACGCACACGACTGCGACTGCCCGCCGATAGAAGAGTGGAAATACAACCCGTACTTCGCCCGTGTGATATGGCCGACACCAGCGGCGAGGGATTGGAAGGGACCGTCCGTCAACACGCCGGCGAGGGATTGCCTGGACTTCGCGGTGGAGCGTGGAGCGACGAAGTCGAAGACGTATCCAGCACCACCGACAACTGGTGGTCGTCTGAATCCGGCGTTTGTCGAGTGGCTCATGGGGTTCCCAATCGGGTGGACCGACTGCGATGCCTCGGAAACGCCGTCGTGCCACAGGTCGCAGAACTCATCGGACGAGCCATCCTGCAAGCAGAAGGAATGACGCCATGAAACGCCACCTCGACAAGTTGATTCAAGCGTTGGTGTTTGTCCGCCTCGGGCAGCAACTCGGCACTGACTCGGAGCTCGCCAGGGCAGTGGCTCACGGCATTGATCTGCTGGTTTCCACGCTCGCCCGATTTCTTGGTTGACAGAACTAACGCAGTCGTTATCTTCCTCGCCAGAACTAACGCAGGCGTTAGCAAATACTATACAGATTTCCAACAAACAGAAACCGCTCCACAGCTTGTTTTGCAGCACTTTCGGACGCTTGACCGACGACTGTTCAGACGTACACTTCCACCCCAACAACCAAAGGAGATGACCCACATGGACGCACATCACGCCGAATACGCCGCCGCCGTCGCCGGAATGGCCGAGACCTACGGCACGCAGCAGACGCCCGCCGTTGGCGACTTCGTCAGCGGCATGACCGCAGGACGCCGCTGGAGCGGTCACGTTGAGTGGATCGACGGCGACCGCTTGACCATCAACGTCGGCGGCGGCTGGCTCGCAGTTCCGCTCAAGGACATCACGCACTGACCGCACAAGGAAACGCTCGCCAGCAGGACGCAGCGGGCGGAAAGGATGGCGACGGAGTCGCCGGCAGCAGGGACGCAAATACGTGCCGCCTAGCAGGAAGCGAAAGCGGCTTTTTACGGACGGACAGACACGAAAGGACACGACATGGACAGTGAGACGACAAACACGGGACTGCGGGTGCAGTCGGTCAGCGACTTGATGACGCTCGGGAAGATCGCCGCTGCGAGCGGACTCGTCCCGAAGGACTACGCTGGGCAGCCGGAAAAGTGTGCCGGTGCTATCGCATTCGGTGCTGAACTCGGGCTGGCCCCGATGCAGGCGTTGCAGTGCATCGCCAACATCAACGGACGCCCGAGCATCTGGGGCGATTCCGCCAAGGCGCTCTGCTTGGCGTCGCAGGTCTGCGAGGGGATCGAGGAGACGATTGAGGGCGAAGGCACGCCGAATCCCAAGGCGGTCTGCGTCTGCAAGCGTCGCGGGCACGCTCACCCGGTGCGTTCTGAGTTCAGCGTCGAGGACGCCAAGCGTGCCGGTCTGTGGGGAAAGACAGGCCCGTGGACTGCCTACCCGAAGCGGATGCTCCAGCTGCGTGCCAGAGGCTTTGCCTTGCGGGATGCCTTCCCAGACATCCTGCGTGGCTTGGTGACGGCAGAAGAGGCACAGGACTACACGGTCAAGCCTCGCGTCAACGTGACGGTCACGCACCGCCAGGAGCCGACGCAGCACCGGCGATTCACCAAGCCGCCGGCACTGACGCACGTCGAGGCGGTTGACAACGGCGTCGAGCACTTCGACGCCGAGGAAGTCGAAGCCGAAGCACACCAGTAATTACCACACCCACAGAAAGGAATCTGACTCATGGATTGGGACATCAACATCGACGAGGACTTCCCGGCTGACGTTCACAAGACGCTGCCCGAGGAGCGAACCATCGTGCCGGTCGGCACGCACACGGCGGTAATCAAGAAGGCCGAGGAAGGCCCGAATCAGTGGAAGGTGGACGAGACCAGCAACCCTGACGGCATCTGCCTGAAGCTGCGGCTGGCTGTCGGCAACCACAAGTTCGTCTTCCACGACTTGCCGAAGCATCTGCCGTGGATGGCGAAGCAGTTGGCCGACGCTCTCGGCATCGTGCCGGACGGCAACACGCTGCGTGTCGTGCCCAGCGACATCGAAGGACGGGAAGTGACGGTCGAGGTCGTTCACTACACGTCCAAGTCTGGCAACGTGTCAGCGGTGGTGAAGAAGTACGTGCCGCTCAAGCCGGCAGCACAGAAGCGTCAGACGCTCCCGCAGAAGGCTGCGGCGACGTTCAAGGCTGCGGCTGGCTCCGATGACATCCCGTTCTAGGAGCACTCAGTCATGGACGACGACTACGAACCAGACGACGACCGGCTTGAAGCACGCCGCAGGCACCGGCAGCTGATTGACCGACTTGACCGTGACATCGAGGAAGTCAACAGCCCTGAGTACCAGGCGGAAGAGGCAGAACGACGAGCGGCGTCGGAACGGTGGCGGAACCTGCCGCCAAGCCGAGCACCGCTAGGCACGAAGACGTCCCGCATGACAGACGAGCAGATTTTCCACGCAGATCGAGAAGGGAATTAGCGACCGGCACGCCATTGCCGTAGGTGCCGCGATCCAAGGCACCATTGGTCGCCCAGCGGATGGGTGGCGGGTAACTGCCGCAGCTGCGGCTTGACTCCACAGGTGACGCAGCCGGATGCCGCACGAGACGCGGCCAATACACACGGACGACGAAAGGACTCACGGAATGAGACCGCACTACATCACGCCAGACATTGAAGACACGCTGCCGCTGTTTCGCCGCACCGATCCGGCGACGAGCAAGGCCGCAGCCGCAACCGTCAGGACGTTCGCCGGCGAGCACCACGCGGCGATCCTTGAGGCGCTGTCGCATGGGCCGGCTGGGGCCAGCGGCATCGCTGCTCGATGTGGGCTGCTCGGGCACCAAGTGAACAAGCGGCTCACGGAGCTTGCACGCACTGGCAGGATCGTTGAGACGGGACGAGTGGTGACGAGTGCGAGTGGACGGGGCGAGCGAGAGTGGCAAATCACACCAAGGAGGATGGCATGACTCAGGTTTGGGAAGACATCAAGATTGACGCCGAATTTGCGGCTTTGATTCCACCGCTGTCACGCGAAGAGCGTCAGCAACTTGAAGACAACATCGTCGAGCACGGCGGTGCGCGTGACCCGCTGGTTGTCTGGTCAAAGAATGGGACTCTGACGCTGATCGACGGGCACAACCGCTACGAGATATGCACGCGGCTTGAGTTGGACTTCGACATTGAAGAGATGCGGTTCAGCGACCGCAGCCACGCAGAAGAGTGGATCATCCGCAACCAGTTCGGCAGACGGAACTTGTCTGCTTACGTGCGCACGCAGTTGGCGCTGCGGCTTGAGGAGACAATCGCCGCTAGGGCGAAGGCCAATCAAGTGCGCAAGCCACTTGCTGTTGTTCAGCAGAAATCTGCGGAACAGATCGAGACACGCAAGGAAATTGCCAAGGTCGCAAACGTCTCGCACGACACGGTTGCGAAGGTCAAGAAAATTGACGCTGCCGAGAGGGCTGGCAAGGTTGACGCCGAGACTGTCGCTAAGTTGCGAACAGGCGAGGTGTCAATCAATCGTGTCGTGCGTGACCTCAAGGAACAGGAAACGGCAGCCAAGCGTGAGGAGCAGAAGGTCGTCGCCCTTGCCAAGCGGCAGGACGTTGACGGACTTTACCTCGGCGACTTCCGTGAGATTGGCGACAAGATTCCCGATGCCTCTGTTGACCTGATCTTTACCGATCCGCCTTACGACCGTAAGGCAATCGAACTCTACGACGGACTTGGTGAGTTTGCGTCGAGAGTGCTTCGCCCAGGCGGAAGCCTCATCGCTTACATCGGCCAGATTCAACTGCCTGATGCGGTGGCAGATTTGTCTCGGCACCTTCGCTACTGGTGGACATGCTCGTGCTACCACAGTGGGCCGTCGCTGCTTCGTATGAACGAATACGGCATTGTCAACGGCTGGAAGCCGATGCTGTGGTTCGTCAAGGAGACTCGCGGAGACAAGACGACGTTCATAAACGACGTCGCAACGGGAAGCCGTGAAAAGTCTCACCACGAATGGCAGCAATCTGAGGCAGAGGCTCGTTACTTCATTGAGCTACTCACAGATTCAGATGGCTTTGTCGTTGACCCGTTCTGCGGCGGTGGCACGACACCCGTAGCTTGCATTGGACTGGGACGGAAGTGGGCTGCGTTTGAGATCGACGAAGCGAACATGTCACGCGCTAGCGAGCGCATTAAGGGAGTGCAGTAATGACTAGAGACAGACTGTTCGGAAGCGACGTGCCGCTTCAAGCGTGGTGCAGAGAAAAAGGAAGGACAGGCGAGCTGCCAGCGTATTCAGAAGAGTGCGGGCTTGTGCAGACGGACGTTGATGCCTTTTGGCACAGGTACAAAACGTGCGTTGATAGCCTTGGCACGCGCGACCTTCAAGTCTTCAACGAGATCGAGTGGAAGACTCGCGGAGGAAACCTAACTGCCAGCCAAGAAGACACCTACCGAAAAAAGCACGCGATGATCCTTCCTCGCCTCAAGTGGCAAGGTCAAGAGTTGGTCAACTTTGGAGTCACTGTCGTTCGTCTCAGCGCCACAACGCCAGATGATTCTGAGTGGATCAAGTGGGGGCGCTTTATTCGTGGCAAGCAAACAGGCATGGATTGGAAAGACATCACTGTCGTGCAGCTTTTGAAACTTATGCGTTTTGACATGCACCCCGACACATTCAACGACAAGCCTTTTCGCAGGCACCACAAAACCAAGAAGTTCAATGTCGTCGAGAAGTCTGCGCTTGGGTTTGACGTTGAGCGTGAGTTTATTCACAGAAGTTAGGAGTGCCAAGGATGGCAGGTGAGTGGCTGAAAATGCGTCACGACCTCGCGGACGACCCTGCTGTAATCCGCCTGGCCGACATCGTGCAGCTGGACGACGACGCCGTCATCGGCAAGTTGTTCCGTCTGTGGTCGTGGGCCGACAGGCACACGCACGACGGACACGCTGACGGCATCGGGATCTCGTGGGTTGACCGTTTGGCGAAGTGCCAGGGCTTCGGTGCCGCCCTTGTCAGGGTGGGCTGGCTGGCCGAAACAGGCGAGGGACTGAGCTTCCCGCGTTTCGACCGGCATTGCAGCGACACCGCAAAAACTAGGGCATTGGACGCCAAACGGAAGTCTGCGTCACGGTCGTGTCCGGATTCTGTCCGGAATTTGTCCGGCTCACAACCGGACAGAAACCGGACCAGAGAAGAAGAAGAGAAGAGAAGAGAAGAACTTCCTCCTCTACCGCGTGAGGGATTCGACAAGACGGCATGGCAGACGCTTCGCAAGGCTTGGAACGCAGGCAAGGGAAAGCGTTGGAAACCAGTCAACCCGCATCCCAAGGCAGTCGAGCGGCTTTCGGAGTCTGGCTGGCTGGATGACGCCTTGGAGGCGATTGAACGGCTTGGGAAGTGCCGGTTCTTCAAGACTGCCGTGTCGCTCGGGCAGTTCTGCGGTCCCGACTTCGTGACGCTGTGCAACGGCGGCGAATACGACGACCGCAATGACGAACGCAAGAGCAGAGACTTCGCTGACGCAGCACCTCCACCGAAGGAATGGGTCGGAGAAGCCGCCGAGGCGCTTGCACGTACCCGTAGAAAGTTTGAAGCCAGCAAGGAGGCACTCGCATGACAACTGAAACAGAACGCCAGCCCCTAACGCCCCGCCAGCAGGACGTCCTTAACTGGATTTCCGGCTTCATCGACACGCACGGCTACTCGCCGACCGTTCGAGAGATCCAGCACGCCTATGGCTGGAAGACGCCAAACGCATCGAAGTGCCACCTAGAGCCGCTGCGGAAGAAGGGCTGGGTGACGTGGCAAGACGGCCACTCTCGCACGATTCGTGTGATCGGCGGTGACGCATGAGCGAAGCCACAAAGGTGTATCTAGCTGGTCCGATCCACGGGCGAACTGATGACGAGTGCAAGGCGTGGAGGCACACGGCAAAGGTTGTGTTGCACCTAGCTGGGTGTGAAGTGATTGACCCAATGCGACGTGACTTCAGAGGCACCGAAGATGGATTTGTCCAAGACATTGTCACGCTGGACAAAAAAGACATCGAGTCTTGCGACGTAGTGCTAGCCAACGTCAACGCACCTAGCTGGGGAACTGCGATGGAAATTGCCTACGCATGGGCAATTGGCAAAAGGGTCTTTGGCTTTGCAACGCACGTTAGTGCTCCGACGATTAGCCCCTGGCTTCGAGTTCACTGCCGTGGAGTTTTCAACTCGCTGGGTTACGCCGTTGATGCGATTGTTCGCGGCTCCACGAAAGGGGCAAGGTGACGCATGACGTTTGACGACCGTGTCGCATTGGCCCGCAGTCGTGGCGTTGCGCCAAAGTGCATCCGCCGCAAGAAGGCTGATTGCACGCCTGAGCAATGGGCCGCACACCGTGAGTACATGGCTGCACGCTACCGAGACCCGAGATGCCGTGCGATGCACAACAGAAACCAAATCAAGTACCTGACGAAACAGCGATGAAGTTTTTGATCGACACAAATCCGCCGCAGGTGAGCAAGCTGGTTGCCGAGCACCCAGACTTCGTCGCCGGTCAATTGATTTGCCCGGTACACAGCCGCAGCAATTGGGGCGGATGCTTTGCGATGGACAACTCAGCTTTCACCAGTTTCGACGGGCCTGCTTTTGGACGCATGCAGAAGCGGAACGCAGACGCAAAGGGGCAATGCCTGTTCGTCACATGCCCTGACATCGTCGGAAACATGCGGAGAACGCTTGAGATATGGCGGCACCGGGACAGGTTTGCCTGCGGTTTTGATCTGTGTCTTGTGCTCCAAGACGGTGCCGAGGATTTGGATATTCCGTGGGCGGAGACGCCTGCGGTGTTCATCGGTGGCGTCGATCCGTGGAAGGAGTCGTCGGCATGTGCGGACCTGATCAAGACGGCGCAGGTTTTTGGCCTGCACGTTCATTGCGGACGGGTCAACCAGATCAAGCGATTTGAGTACATGAGCGGCCTAGGCGTCGATACGTGCGACGGCTCAGGCGTGGTGCGATACGGGTTTCATCAACTTTTGCAGATCGTGAGGGAAACAGGTGGAAAACAGCAGCGAACTTTGTTCGGACATTCCGGCTCATGTGTTGACGCTGGAGAGGCAGCAGCGGTGGAAATATGAAACCAACGAGTTCAAAGGCATTTGTGAGATCGCTCAAGACGTCATGACAGTTAAAGTCGTGTTTGAGGCTGTCACAAATCGCTTCTACGACGTCTTGCAGATGGATTTGATCATCCGGCTTCGCCTTGAAAGCCCTGTTTCTGTTGAGCGTCTGGCAGAGCAATTGGCGAACGACTTTCCTGACGTGGCGGTGACGGTCACGGGATGGGCCGCAACTCACGGCTGTATCACGAGCAGCGTGATGCACAGGCTTTTCTAAAAGGAGCGGTAACGCATGAAACCCGAGTGGCACTACCTACCGGCACCGCTCGACGTCGTCCAGGCGTTGATGGATCGTGCGTGGGACGACGACGTCAGCGACGACGACCGGATTCTCATTGAGACGGCTGCGCGGTCTTTAGAGGCGACGCTAGAGCGTTGCGTAAGGCTCGCCAGCGTGATTGAGAAGACGGAGGTGGGGCTGTGAGTGACATCGCCTTGATCTGCACAGCATCGATATTGCACGCCGTGACGTTCGCGGCGGGCGTTTTGATTGGGACAAGTCTCAGAAAGGACACGAGACATGACAGCAACGAAGGAACGAAAGAAGACAAAGGCTGGCACGACCCTGTCGGCACCAGCACTCAAGGCAGCATTGAACGCCGTGGCGGCAGCAGTGCCCGGAAAGGCAGTACGGCAGGTGCTCCAGAGCGTGCTCCTGTCGGACGGGGTGCTTTCTGGGAGTGACGGCGAGATCCGCATTGACGTGGAAATTGACGCCCCCCCAGGCATTACGTTTCTTCTCCCGAAGGACCGTCTCCACGCCATCCTGTCGAGCACCACGGCTGACGAAATCACGCTGACGCCTGACGGCAGCAGCTGCGTCGTCACGGCTGGTCGTGGGACGTGGACGCTGCCCACCGAGGACGCCGCAGAGTATCCGTCGTGGGAGCCGGTCGGCACGAAGCCCATCACGCGGCTACCCGCTGACCAGTTCGTGCGTGCCGTGCGTGGCGTCGTCTTCTCCGCAGACGCTGAATCGAGCCGCTACGCTCTCGGTGCTGTGCTCATCGAGGTGGAAGCCGAAGTCGTCACGTTCGTGGCTACGGACGGTCGCCGGCTGTCTAGCGTCCGGTGTGAGCATGACCTTGCGGTGGACAACTCGACGACGCTGGTGCCGGCTCGGGTGATGCAGATCATCGCCCGGCTCGCTGACCAGGCGGGAGACGACAGCGTGCAGCTTGAGGCGACCGGCAAGGAAGTCGTCGCCACTGTCGGCACGGCGACTGTCACGGCGTTGCTCATGGAAGGCAGATTCCCCCGGTGGCGTGACGTCCTGCCAGAGCGTGACGTTGCGTCTACCACGGTGGAACGCTCGTCGCTGCTGGCTGCTACTCGGGCGGCTGCAATCTGCTCGTCGGAAGAATCCCGTGGCGTCGAATACGCCTTCTCTGCGGACGGCATCTGGCTGCACGGTCAGAGCGCAGAGAAGGGTGAATCCAGCGTGACGTGCGACATCGTCGAGGCTGGTGCCAAGGCAGGCGTCAAGCTTGACCCAGCGTTCGTGGTTGAGTGGCTGAATGGCATCGACGGCGACGAGGAGCCGACTGTCAGCATCGAAGTCGTGGACGAGCAGTCTGCCGTCGTGCTTCGCTGCGGTGACAACACGGGCGTCATCATGCCACTGGCGGTGGACGCCTAATGGGAAAGCACGGTTCATGCGTTTACAGCGTGGCCCAGCTGCAACAGCTTTGGGCGGCAGGCAAGACTCACGTCGAGATTGCCGCCGCCCTTGGCTGTGCAACTGCGTACGTCGCTGAACTGGTGGCACGGCACAACCTTCCGAGGCGACGTCGTGCCTACCACGGACCACAGGAGGACGACCCGACGCCAGAGCAGATCGCCGAGCGTGCAGCTGAGTGTAGAGCACGCAGGCAGGATGCAGTTGAGCGTCACGCCAGAGTCGAGATTCGACAATACGTCATGGACGATACTCGCGGAACTATTGATGCTAGAGATTTTGTGTGGTGACTTTTCTTGGAGGACTGATGCCTGTGTTGAAGCGAAAAAGGAAAACAGCTGCCGACAGGCGGTTTGACGAGCAAGTCAAAAGGCTGCACGTCCATGACGCTGCTATTGCTGACCGCAGGTGGGTCAGTGTTTTAGAGAGCCTGCCGCCAAACGGAAGAATGGTGCTTATTGCCGTTGGTGGTCATGTTTTTACTGGCTCATATAGCGATCTAAAGCTGGTCCCAAGACTCAAAAACGCATTTTCTCAATGGACGTGGGAAGACAACAGACCGCTTCCTGCTGGTTTTGGTCCGTCTCATTGGATGCCGTACCCAGAGTCGCCTTTGTGTGATCGCGGGTCTGCACTGCCACGCGGTACTCGTGGGATGGTTTCCGCTTCCACCCGCTAACCTAGCCATGATGCGAAAAGAGAAGAAGACGCGGCGTCAGAAGCGCCCACCCCCCGTGGCACATCCCGGCGAAGGCTATACGCCTCGCACCAAGACGCAGGAAGCCGCCCTAGACACGATCCGGCGGAACTCAATCACGTTCATCCTCGGTCCTGCTGGCACCGGGAAAACACACTTGGCGAGCGGCTACGCTGTTCAGCAGTTGTTGGCCGGCGCTGTCGAGCACATCGTGATCACCAGGCCGAGCGTGGCGACGGAGCAGCTCGGCTACTTGCCTGGAACGGCTGAGGAAAAAGTCGGCCCTTACCTCATTCCTTTTTTCGACGCCATCGAGCGGATTGCCGGTCGCAAGGGTCACACGAAGGACCGCGAAAGAGTCGGTGCGGCTGTGAAGATTGCACCGCTGGCGTACCTGCGCGGCAGGACGTTTCGCAACAGCATCATGATCTTCGATGAGGCGCAGAACGCCACCTTCTCGCAGATGAAGTTGTTTTTGACACGCATCGGCGAAGGCTCCAAGGTCATCGTGACTGGCGACGCGGACCAGAGCGATCTGCCACGCAGTGAGCGACGGCTGATTGACGTGATGCAGCGTCTTACTGCCATCAAAGGCGTTGGCGTTGTTGAGTTCAAGGCGACTGACATCGTGCGGCACCCAATCATTGAGAACGTGCTCAAGGAGTTGGAACGCTAATCGCTTGACGCCTCGCCTACGTTGAGGTCATCGGACGCAGGAGCGTTCAGACCTTGAAGGAGCGAAGCGTATGCAACGGATTGTCTTGGCGATTGCGTTTATGTGTGCCACCCCCGGCATCATTTTTGGGCAGGACGTCATCGTCCACGCCAGGCGGGTGAAGATTACGGCACAGGAGCAAGCCGAAGAGAACGCACGCACCGGCAGGCTTACCCATTGCCGAGTGCTGAACGGAGTTCGAGAGGGTATCGGCATGGGGCCAACTCCGCTCGCCGCAGAGCGTGCGTGTTGTTTCTACAACGACGCCATGCGTGGACGCTATCGCATCGTTGAGAAAGGCGTAGCGTGGTCGCCTGTTCGACGTGCGTGGTTCGCTGTGATCAGGTACGAATGAAAACGCAGTGGATCACGGTCGAGTTCCTCGGCGGCCCGCTGGACGGCGCTTTACGCCCCGTCCAAGCGGGCACCGCCATTTACTACTTGGCGAATGGCGCTGTCATTCATGCGTACGCGCTGGACGAGATCCACGAAGGGAACTACGTGCGACAGGTGATGCGGCACTTCGAGATCATCCACTCGTCGTGGTTTGCTTGACGCTACTGCGATGATCGGTGCATGAAGCCGATCACGTTCACAGTGCCGGGCGATCCTGTGCCACAGCCACGAGTGCGAGTCAGCACACGCGGCGGCTTCGCCAGAGCGTACGTGCCTTCGAAGCATCCAGTGCATGCGTACCGTGATGCCATCCTGCGTGAGGCTCTAGCGTGCGGTCTAACGCCAACCAGCGAGCCTATCGAAGTGATTGTCGATGCGGTGTTCGTGCGTCCCAAATCGCACATGACGAAGCGTGGCGTGAAGGCGACAGCGCCAATGCTTCCACGAGCGGACGTAGACAACGTAGCGAAGGCTGTGCTCGATGCGTTGAAGGACGTGTTCGATGACACGCACGTCAGGCGACTGATCGTGGAAAAGTCGTGGGGCGATGAGGCGAGAACGACTGTCAGAGTGCAGTGACAGAAAGCCCTAGAAAACAAGGGCGAAACGTGCGTGAAGTGCGAGAAAGCCTATAAAACAAGCACGAAACGCACTCAATGAAAAACATGCGTATTTCCCGAGAAAAACGCATAAAAATACAAAAAACATGCGTTTTCCCCGAGGAATAT